TTAAAACTTTTGAGTCGTGTCGCCAGTCCTGCACTTGCCATGCACTACCAAAACCAATCACAAAAGATGCAACCCCGACAATTAAATAATTAGTCAGCATTTTGAACCTCTTTTTTTTCTAGCTCAATTGCCTGAGTGGTCACAATGCGAAGCATAGCGTTAACGACTGGTAAAACAACCGCTAAGACCACATAAAACAAATCAGATACATAAGGCTTAAAAATGTTTGTTGTCGCTTCTAATGCGATTAAACCCGCAACAAAAGCATTAAATAATATTGTCTTGCTGAGATACCATTTTTTCACTTGTACACCTCTTTTGATAATTCAAAGTGTGGGCCGTCTTTGAATGTCTTCCAATCACCGCCCCACACAATTTTAATTTTTAATTGACCCGCTGCTTTTTTCATTGCATCTGCAATTTTAAAATATAGTGGCCAATCCCACCGAATAGAATCATTTACCAAAGCGGCCAAATCAACCGCATGACCGGTCAAATGGCGACTATTCATAGTCTGACTTGCACCTGCCTTAACTAATTGTTCTTGCCTTGCTTTTGACCTTACACCTTCGATCACTTGAAAATCAATGTCGCTTAATTCAATCGCCAATTTAACAACTGCCACTAAGTCGGGATGCACTCCCGATAGTCTATCAATTGATTTTTTGTTTAGAGTTTTAGCCATTACGATCTTCTTTTTTGTCTAGCTTTTCAAAAATTAAATTTAACGTGCTATCCATTTTTGCGAAGCCGTCTTTTACATCGACTTTAATTGAAGCAATAGCGTCCTTAAAATCTTCACGTCTTACAAAATCATCGTGCATTTTTGCATCCATTTGTTTAACGTCCTTTTTTAATTCCACAATCGCTTCCCAAATGACTTTAAGAACCCAACCACCAAGCGCACCACAGAGGGCAATAATATAATTTACCGTTGTTTGGTCCAATTTTTACCCCTGTTTTTACGGCCATACTAAAGCAGGCAATTCGTTTTCAAAGTCGCTAATGTCGTCTGGCATCGGTCGATTACCCGCTAAAGCATCGTTTAAAATTTCAGCGCATTTTAACCATGTTTGATCACGTGACTCGATGCAATACAACGCTTCATTTTTAAATTTGTCATTGGTGCTTGCAACATAACTACAAGCACTTAAACAATTGTCATAGTTGCGAGTTTTTGCAAAATTATCTAATCGCTCTTGCACCTGCTGAGTGATTCTTGCTTGCACCTGCTCGACTGTTTCAGCATCTATTGGCTGTGGTACATTGCCATCTGCTAGCCAATTTTGATATTGCTGAAAATCGACGTTACGTGAATCTGCAGGTATAAGCGCATTGTCTGCAAGTCGAATGATTGAAGTGGTATTTGTGAGTTTATACATTTTTAAATTTCCCGATTAAAGTCTAGCATTAAAAGCTAACACTGCAAGACCCCTTGTTGTCTGTAGTGGCGTAACTGATTTTTCATCAAGATATTGATTAGAATAACCTGCACCACCGCCCGTTACTGTTGGCGTTGTTCTCATTGTGACGGGGAATGAGATTGTATAACTTTGACCCGTTGCATTGACTACACATTGCAATGATAGCCAGTATCTCTGACACATTGCAAGTTCTTGTTGCTCTGAGCGATTTTGAAACTCTGTAGGAACGCTTGATTTTTCCAATTGCATTTGATCAAAATCAATTGTTGCGCTTGCTAACAAAGCAGTCGTTGCAAATGTAATTAGCAATCCATTGCCTGCATTTGCACCCGCATTAAAACTAAAATTAAAATCAGCAACCGAAGTCGTAATATTTAAAGTGCCCGTTGCTATTTGCGTTACAGCCGTAAAATTATCTTTTACCGTTGCATAACTTGCCGTCCATGTCACCACTCTGGCAATTGATGCCTTAGACTTAAACGACACCGTTACAGTTTGATTTTTTAAATCAAAGCAGCTATTTGATTCAATCCTATGACCTAAAGTTAAACCTGTGTTAGATGTTGCACCCGTAAATCTTAGCGAAAATTCACGACTATTAATGCCCGCTATTTGTTGCGCTGTAATTGTTGCGCCTGTACTCAATCCGTACCACTGATCAACCAAATATTTGACGCTTGCGCTAACAGGTATTGAAATTAAAGCACCTGCATTTTCTTGGTCGATTTTAAATTCAGGGTTTACTAATCGGTTTTTAAAGCCCGTTGCACCGACTCCTAAATATTCCCTTGCTTTTATTTGCTCCGCACTTGTTGCAATTGTTGCTGTGCCATTGCCTAGCAAGCCTGCCACATAATCATATAGCGCACCAATGGCAATTTTATAAGTTGCTACCGTTGGGGTGCCTGCTAAATCCGTTCTGCTTGGTGGTGCTGACATTTTTAAAAATCTCCAATAAAAATAAAATTAATATGCTTGAATTGTTGCATCAATCAGGCCATTGACTGATGCACCGCTTGAATTTACGACTTCGATTAATGGGCCATTGACTGGGTCTTTGTCCAATATTCTAACGCCTATACCGTTGTTTCCGTCCGCTTGCACTGTCATTTGAATGTTTTTAATTCCATTAAGCACACGGCCTAAATTTAATCGTGAGCCGCCCGCTGATATTACTACATCATCAAGTCTAATTAAAATATCTGCAACGTCAATAATGGCCGTTAGCTCGATTAATTTATCAAGCGTTTCACTACCGCCTGTAGTTTTAACTCTAATTAAAACCTCTGTTGTTTCAGAAATATTTAATTGACCAATCCACGGCTTAGCGTCCAAATAAGCATAAAGCAAGTCGCTATCATCGCCATAAAATAAGTCGCTATCAAGCCCGTAAAAAGCCGATTGGCTTGGCGTTTGATACTCAATAGAAAAGTTATCCGTATTGAATAAATAATTAATTTTTAAAACGCTGTCTTTTGTTGCAATAACAATAAACTCATAAGTCATCGGTAACGACTGCGAAGTTTTATAAAATAAGTCGCTATCAATGCCGTACATTGGTAAATTATTTGCACCGTAAAAAATGCTCGAGTCGTTAGCTACTAGCTCGCCTGCGATTACCGTTGCATTTGTTTTTGTGCCTAGCCAATCCGGATGCTGTGGAAAATCAAGCAATAAATTATCTACAAGTACATCACCTAAATCCTGCGTGATTGAAGCAACATTCAGCGATTCATTGCCCGATGTATCGACCGCTTTAATTAAAACCGTTACACGGCCGTTTGGCACTGCTGAAAAGCTATAAGGCGATTCTGTTAGCAAGCCGTCATGTAATGGCGTTGCTGTATCCCACCAATCATTTTGCCCATACTGAAAACGGATTTTATAGCCGGCCAAATCTGGTGTATTTTCCACCGGCCTCCATGTTGCGACACCCGCATCAATTGTAAAACTGCTAACGTCTGGTGGGGGTGCTGATTTGCCTAAAACTAAATGCTCTAGCTCTAGCCACTCGCCCCGCTGACCCGAATTATTGACGCAACGAATTTGAATTTTATAAACTTGGCCGTCCGTAACTGGTGCAAGATATGCAACTGTTTGATCACCGTCAACTTTAGCACTCGTCCAATCATTCGAGCCTGTTGTAAATTGAATCTCAATCGAACCGCCCGAATATACATACTGCGACTCTGGCAAATCCCACACACATTTAATGCGGCTGATAATTGTGCCATCGTTAGCAATGTATAAAGCATCATTGCCCGAACTAACCACAAGGTTTTCAATTGTTGGCACTTCATACGGATTCGGTAAATCTGTGTTTGGCTCTGGATCAACTTCTTGCCCTTCAAACTGCGTCCAATCCCAAACGCTTGGCCCTGTTTCTCTGAGCGTGTAATGTATGCCTGATTCCGTTAATGTTCGCTCTAAAATGTAAAAAACTTTATTTGTCCAGCCATAACGAGCAATACTTAAATAGACGTGTGAACCTGGCCGTAAATCATAAGCCTGATAATTGCAGGTCATTGTAATTGTAACTGCCTGACGTGCTCGCATAATCTCAATTTTTGCTAACCGCTGAGAAACTAAAGCGTCCGTTACCATTGGAAAATTAATATTTCGCTCTATTTTTTCGCCATCTCTTGCCACTAAGTCAGCATTAGAAACCACAGGGAATTGTTTTTCAACAAATAAATCATTGGCCGCAATAAACGTCCCTGTTACAGTGTTAAAAATATCACGCCTTGGCGAGAAAGCAATTAAATTTTCAACCTCTATAATTTTATTTTCATCAATCGTAAAAGCTGGCGTTTGATATGCGCCCGCTTGAATTGACCATTGCCCTTGTGACCAAAAAAGCATCCCTGACATTGTAAAACTTATTAATTCGAGATTGCCTTTTAAATTATTTTCTGTCGATAATGCACCGTTTATCGTGTACCGTTTTTGCGTACCTGTTGGCGTTGTTATAACTTCATCACAAATATTGGCTGAAGCTATAACGTCTGCTTCATTTATCTCTGATACTAAGCATCGAAGCCCTAAATTGGCAGTTAAATAATCTCTAGCCGCTAATGCCGGATTATCTGAATAAGTAGTTAACCCCGTCCTTGGGTCGTATAGTTTTTTACCTTTAACAACAAAGCGAAATTCAGGGATTCCAATTTGTCCAAATACATCGTAGTCAGCCTCCCACCGAACATAAACCCACGCTATACCCGTTGCACAATCTGCGCTTTTTAATTTGTTTTTTGATGCTGTAACTAGCTCTGATGGTAGGGCTGTTTGATCACCTTTAAAAACTGTAAAACGGATTAATTTTTTACCACCTCTTGTGTATTTTGCTGTTGTCACAAACCCGCTTGAATCAACGCTTACTTTTTGTGAGCCAATATAAAACTGTTCTACATCTTCAATTTCATGGCCTGCAAGTATTTGGCCGAAGTGATGATATTGTTGTCGATTTCCATTAATCCACCACCAAGGAATAATGCCGCCAACCAATGTCTTTCCATAAATTAAATTTTGTGGTGAAAGACCTGATCGAATTGTATTTCTAACATCGCTTGCAGGGTTTTGTGAAACAATTGAGGCCCCGCTCATTGATGGCCCGCTTGAGTCTGGTTTAATACCAAGGCCATCAAAAACTTTTTTATATTGCTCTGCTGCTGTGTATTGTTTTTTTGGACCTGTGCCCATCATTGCGCCAACGGCCAAACTTGCCCCCGCACCAATTGCAGCAGCTCCAAATCCACCTGAAACAACAAGGCCCGCAGAAACTGCAGCACCCGAAAATAAACCGCCCACAACGACTGGAATAACTGGAGCCATTATTTACCTACTTTCCATGCGCAAATCGCTTCTGACATTTGACCCGTCTCCATTTTTGTTAAACCTGCACCGTGCCATATTGAGCCGTCACAAATTGCAAGTGAGGGCATTTCACTGCGCTGTATCATTACAACATCGCCACGCTGCGCAAATGCCGGCCTGATACTTTGCCCTAACTCTTTACTTGTGAGTTCTTCTAGCCGTGTTTTAAGCAGTCGTAGAGCCTGTTTTTCACTGGTGTAATTGAATGATTTCATCATCGACTGGCCGGTTATGGCAATTACCGCACCATCTGCAAATCTACAACAATCATTTTCACCCCAGATAAACGGCTTATCTTTTTTTTCTGCAAAATATTTTGCTAACAATACCGGCCAATTATCTAAACGTTTCATAAATTAATATTTCATTGTTGCTTTAACTTGTGCTTTTAAAAAACAATAATTTCTTTATTTGCCATAGTATCAGCATATTTAAAAAAATTGTCAGTTGGTCTAGTCCGTTTTAAATCTTGATCTGAAAATCTTAAAAGCCTGGCCTTATCCCACTCAATCAAACGATTTTCAGCCGTGACAATCATTTGACCCTGTGAATCAATAAAGCTTTGATTATCTAATAAGCCTTGCCATACTGCAGGGTCAATAGCCACTGTTGGCGGCTCTGTCGCAGAATTAAGAACGGCCATTTGTACAGTTATTTTTTTGCCCTGTATATCTTCCGATAATAAACCCGCTATATGCTCCTGCGTAATCCCCGCTAATGTTAGCGTAATGCCTGAAACTCCGTTGTCCGACTCCTCAATTGGCCCGATACCACCAAGCCCTCTAGTCCCAACCCACGTTATAGAATCAATTTCAATATCAAAATCAAGACTTGTTAAATACAAAGTTGCGCTTGTTAATTCCATTTTCACAAGCCAAAACCAAGATACGTGCTCACCCGTCACGGCATCAATAAACTGCGTTGTTAAATTGGGTCTAATTGCCATTTAAAACACCTCTACTAAATCGACTGTTAGAGGCGTTGCAATTTGTCCTGACCTTGCAAAATCAGCGCTGTTAGAGTTATAAAGCCACTTTGCTGTAGGCTTGTTTAAAACAACGGCTGTGTCAATTGGATAAGTTGCCCTTGAGGGTATTGATAAAGTCACACTCATAACCCCGCCTGCGCCTGATATAGCATCAAAAGCAGTCATAAATAATTGTGAGCCTATGCCAATCATAGAACCCGCCTTTAACGTTTTATTAGCACCGCAATTTTTTAATATCGCAATTGAACCAAATTGCGTTAATGCTGAACTTAATAAAACGCCCGTTGTGTTAATTGTGCCTAATGCTTTTGGCCTGTCCAGCCTGTGCATAACTATTCTATTTTGCCTTCTAATCAAAGAAAAAAATCCTTCAATTTGCGCTCGGTCTTCTGGCAAATGATTGTCATAAATTAAACTACACGCCCAACGTGTCCCAGGCAATGAAGTGCTTTGAATGGCGCCCGACAATTGACTTTCAAAGACCCTCGCATTATCTCTAAAACTCCAAATAATTGACCTTGGCATAAATATGCGGTCAGTTGGAAAATTATAATCAGCCATTACATCCGGCCCCTTCTTTGGTCATCCATTAATTGTTGCTTAGCCATAACCGCCCCTAATTGAGCTGCGCCTAGCACTTGATTTCTGTCGTTAGAACCGCCAAAATTGAACGTCTGATTAATCATTACGTTGCGTCCACCGCTTGCAATTTGCTGACCTTTTGTGTGATCTAACACTGTTTCGTTAGGATGCAATACAGCATAAAAGCCACCCTTGCCGTCTATCCCGCCCGAACGTGTGCCAGTGCCCGTGTAACCACCGCCATCAAACTGTGGAATAAATATTCCCCCCAACCACGTCCCATTTTTATCAAGCCAATCCCCTGAACTTGCCGCAGCACCCGCCACAGAACCCGCCACAGAACCCGTTGTAGAACTTTTAACACCGCCCGCAAATGCTGCGCCTATACTGTCCGCCATTGGCTTAATAAATTGCTGTTGCAAAATCATATAAGCAATATCTTCTCCTAATTTTTCCAGCAAATCGCCAAGGCTTCCACCGTCTTTAATTGCTGTCATGAACGTGTTTTCAAAAGCAGTGCCTAGGTCCCTTGCCAAGCCCTCGTTGGTTTTTAGGGCGTCTGTTTGAGTGTCTGCATTTTGACTATAAGTATCGAAATATTTTTGTGTCGCTCGCTCTAATGTCTCAACGTTAATTGCGCCCGCTTGATATAACTCATTAATTCTGACGATCTGATCTGCGTATTGTTCTGCTGGTGTTTTCATTTGATCAAACAAACTTTTTCCCTGCTCGATCAAATCATCTTGTAATTCTTTTCGTCTTTGTTCGCCATCTTCTAACGCTTGTTGAAAATCAATTTCTTTTTTATCAGCATCGAGTATTTGCGCTGAATTAATAATGCGCTCTCGTTGCGCTGGCAATACTTTACCGAATCGACCGCTTTCAATTTCTGCAATTGCTTTTTGTTCTACTGTTTGATCTTTAAATTTTGAATTTTGTTGGTCAAGTGATTTGATGTAATCGTCAATTGATTTTTGCTGATTCTCTGCGTCCCGTTTTGCATCTTCTGCCGTCTTTTTGGCTTCTGATGCATATTTTGCTTTTTGACTTGCTAATTTTTTAAGCCTTGCTTCTTCTGCTTTTGCAGCGTTTGCAATGTCTGCAGCCGTTTCTAAAATACCGTCATCCGTGCCTTTAATCCTGCCTTGATAACCCTTTTGATTGAGTGCGCTCACCGGCTCCACTCTTGGCGAAACCAAAGATGGACCAACAAAAGGAACTGCTAACGCCATCATTCTTAATGACCGCATTGAAAGGCTCATTTTTTCAATTGGACCATTCCAACTGTCAGCCGAATCATTAAAAAATTTAAAAAGTCCAGTTAGTGCAGGCATCAAATCAAGTGCAATACTTCGACCTGTTTCAGCTGCCTGATCTTCTAATTTTTTTAATTCCTCGCTGTATTTTTTTGAGTCATTGAGTGCTTTTTCACTCATGATTACGCCCGCTTTTTCGGCTTTTTCACCCATTTCTTTCATTGCTTCGCCATTGTTTCTTAGCAATGGCACAAGTGCCGTAGAATCATCGGCTAACGCTTCCATATAGAAAGTCATTTGTTTTTGATTGACGCCTGCATCTTCAAGACTTTTGACATACAACTGCAAAGCTTCTGGACCGCTTAATCTGCGAAAATTGTCAGCCGTAACGCCTACTTTTGGTGCTATAACATCAAAAAAATCTTTTAGCTCGCCACCGCCCGTACTAAAAAAATCACCGAATTTGTCGTTTACGTCTTTTAAAATATCACCTAATTTGTCTTGCTCAATGCCTACCGACTTCGCACCATAGGCCAACTTTTGAAAAGTATCAGTTGAAACACCGGCTAACGATGAAAGGTTTTTAACTTCATTTGCATAGTTGGCCGTATCAGTCACAAGATTGGCAATAAAATTGATGCCTTCAATGCCTGCGTAGGCCGATACGATACCCTTTAACGAGTCGCCAATTTTGCCGAATGAATCGGATATTGAATCAGCTTGTTTTTTTGCACTGCCTGAAACTTTTTTAATTTCGTTTTCAAACGATGCCATCTTGGCCGTTATATCGACCGTTAATTGAGCAATTGCCATTTTATTTTCTCGCTAATTCTTGCATAACGCTTTGCAACACTTGCCAATCATCAACACAATAAAAAGTATCATATAAAGGCCACAAAGCAGGGTTAAAGCCACCGCACCAATTAAAACAGTGCAAAGCTTTACTAGATAACTCGCAAAGCTCTGGTGGCTCATTAATAAGCCCCAGTTCTTTTGCTGCTTCATTTGTGTTTTCACTTTGATATTCTTTAAGTGCAATTAGTTTTTTTTTGCGCTTTCAACTATTTCACGTCGCTCGAAAACTTTGACTAGCAAAGCTTCTGAGATTGTGTCGTAATTGTTTTTATTCGCATCTAAAAAATCGCTCACTAATTGCTGATCAAAATCGACAACATCATCTTGATTTTCATTTGTCAAATAACCGACTGTTACGCCCGTCCAACCAGTGATCGCTGACTCTGTTACGGCCCGTTTGAATAGCAACATAGCCTCAGGCTTGTTTTTCTCGCCTAAACCCGCTTTAACGGCCTGCAATTGCACATCAAAATCAGAGGGGATAATCAAATCTACTCTGATTGCGCCTAATTCAAGGCTCATTGATTTTTGAGCCTTGATTTTACGTTTTAAGTCGTTAATGTCCATTGATTAAGTGGTGTAACGTGTTGCTCTGCAAGTGGCACTAAAAGCTAAACCTAAAGTGTTTACTTGGCCGGATGCAATAACAGGCGTTTTAGCCATTGACCAATAACCATTGGTTAAAGTACGTGAACCATTGGCAAAAATCATACGCAAAGGTGACACTGTGTTAGCGTCTGAAATTGCATCGACTACTGGATACCATGCTAATGTAGGGTCATCGTAAACAGTCATTGTAAAAGTTGTCACACTGCGGCCGTCTGGGATCTGCTTATCATCTGGATCGTCAAGTGTCGAGCTTGGCGCATATTTAACTTCACCACCTGCAACGGCTAAACCACCGTCTTTTTTGATCTGTGTAATTTCAGTCCATGCTGTGATTTTTTGGATTGAGCCTGTGCCCGAACCTGCAGGGTATTGATCAAGCGAAACTGTGTTAATGCCTTCTAATGTCACGCTATTGGTGACCACTGTTTTAACTCGTGCGACTCGATAGTCTAACAAACTCCAACCCGAACGAACAACAACATAATCACCAACAATTAAGCCGTGACCCGCTGCTACTGTTAAAACTGTTTCAGCCGCATTTGTAGCCGCTGTAACTGCATAAGATGTCGCCAAAGTGGACGCAACGGCAACTTTTGTGCCTGTAGGCAATGATAAAGCCATTTTTAAAACTCCTATTTTCTAAAATTAAAACTCATAAATTCCGACTGTAACACTTTCTCCGTGCTCGTCTAGTTCTTCATTATACAAATCATTTCTGTCTGCAACATCATGAATTGTTGAAACAAAAATGCCTTCTATAATTTGTGCAATATTAGCTGATTGTGATCTGGTATCAGCCCATATCTGTATCTCAATTTGTGCTAGCCTAGCTAAAATATTATTGTCTAGGTCTTTTTCGTAAGTTGTGCCTGAACGTGAAAACATAATGAACGGCTTTTGCCATTCTTGTTCTGCTCTATCCGACACAATACGACTACCAACAATGGCCGTCAATGCACTGCTGGCAGTCAATAAATTTCTTAAAATAATTTCAGCTTGCACGATTTTTTGCCTCAATGAAAATCATAAACAACCTCTCAATAATTTGCAAAGATTCTGATAGTTTAGGCGCGCCCGACTGCATGAATTTTTTGCCTCGTATTGAATAAGTTGGCTTTTTAACCGTCCTGACTTTTTTCTTGCCTGTTGTCTTTTTTCGATTGCCAGGTGTCCAGCCTTGATTAATAAAACTCCAATAGAAAGGATCCAGCCTTGATTGTGTCGGATAGAGCAGAGCAAGAGTGGCAAAAGCCATTTATTATGTTTGCACGTAACGGCACGGAATACACCAAGGATCTGCAAAATAATATCTTGATGCGTGAGGCGAAAATCGAGGTGCAGATTTGGGCGGATACAAGGGCAGAATCAGCAAATATTGCTCAAATTATTGAGGGTATTTTATCAGGCGGAATACACGAAGTTTCAGATAGGAATGACTTGTATAATGAAGAACTAGACGAGCACGGTACGGGCGTTATCGTTGGTATTTTTGAGTTTTAATTTTTTTATGGAGTTTTAAAAATGGCTTTATCTTTAGCGACAGGAACGAAAGTTTCAATTGGTTCAACCTTAGGTACATCTTATGCGGTTACGGCGGCTACAAACGCCTCTGAGACTGTCTTAACAGTCGCGTCAGGTCATGGCCTCACTGCTGGTGATTATGTTGTCGTTCGTTCGGGCTGGTCACTGCTTGATTATTTGGTGGCACGTGTTAAAACAGTGGTAAGCGATGCAGTGACATTAGAAGGTATCAATACCACTTCAACCGATCGCTACCCTGCTGGTTCAGGCACCGGCTCAATCCAAGAAGTCACAGCATGGACCGAGATTACACAGATCAAAAAAGACGGTGGTTTATCAGTTGCCGGCGGTGAGCCGAAATATGCGCCAAGCTCTACACTTGATGATCCAGATGACAAACAGATTCCAGACGGTCGCAGTGTAACGACATTCACGATGTCAGTGTATGATGACCCATCACTTGCATGGTATCCAATTGTCGACGCAATCTCAGAAGCTAACACAGTATCGCCTTTGCGCATGGTGTTTGCAAATGGCTCAAGAACATTGAGCAACGGCTACTGGTCAATGGCTAAGACTCCTGTCATTGCAGCCGGCCAAGTCAATAGCTTAGGTTTAGCTTTTAGTGCAACTTGTAGAGCTACACGTTACGCTAGCTAATCATGGACATTAACGACTTAAAGCGAAAAATAAAGGCTCAGCGACTCATTAATACGCAAGTTGATAATGTGGTGGTTGAGCTGGTTTTACCAAGTGATTTTGACTCACAAATTTTAGCCGTTAAAGCAGGCTTAGGCGATAAAAAGCCAGAGGCTATGCTACTGTTTAAGCGTTCGTTGTTAGAGTCGTCTATTGCTGGATGGACGGGTTTAACAGTAGGTTATTTGACGGG